ACATCACTGTCTCCTAATAAGAGAACAAGAGTTGCCTGGCAGGTTAGACCCCTGTCCTGCCAGGTAACACCACACAAAAGGAAAACAAATGGCATCAATAATCACAGCAGCAGAACTACGATCTGCACTAAACAATGTGAGTTCAAGTTTATATTCTGATGCCGTATTAACAGAAATCATTGACACAGCCGAATCAGTTGTCGGCAATTTACTTGTTAAATGGAACGCACCAATTGATAAACACAAACACGAAACATCAACCATCACAACTTTGCATACAACTAAACCACACAAATTTTACAAAGGCCAAACAATTGCAATTGAAGGCATTCAAGCCCATGTTAATGGCAGCAAAACAGTATTAGAAGTTGTTGATGAATTTACTTTTACAGTTACAACAACAGCAGTTCCGGTACATAGTGATTATTACAATGTGATACCTAATGGCCTTGCAGCAGCAAACGATTTATCACAATACGCAGATGTTGCACCAGTTGAATCAGCAGTGCTAACAGTTTCATTAGATGTATTCAAAGCACGCACATCAGCCGGATCAGTTCAACAGGGACTTGATTTTGTCCCACAACCTTACATATTAGGCCGTACTATTCAAAACAGAATTATTGGAATGCTTGGCGCATATATTGATGTTGAGGCGTTAATCGGATGACATTAGCAACACTACGCGCAAACCTTAAAACAGCAATCACATCAAACAGTGTTTATTCAGTGGTTGATTTTGGTTCAGAAATTGTCACAACACCAAGCATCATGATTTTGTCATCTGATCCATGGCTTGAACCAGTAACACTTGGAAACAATAAGGCTTGGCGTGTCAGATATGTATTAGAATTAGTTGCAGCACCAAATACAAATCCTGGTGCGTTAGTACAACTTGAAACAATGGTTGGCACAGTCTTGCCATTGATTCCACAATCTTGGCAGATACTCTCAGTTTCCAGCCCAAGGATACGACAGGCGAATAGCAATGATGTTTATTCGGTTGAAGTGTCAATTACAACAATATACAATCCATAAGAAAGGAAAGACAAAATGCCAACATCAGTATTTACAGGTAGAAATATTGCACTGACCTACAAGGCAGTGAATTATGATGACCAAATTACAAGTGCAACAGTTACATTAGATGATCCAAACGGACAAGTGCAAACCTTGAATGGATTAGTTGATTATGTAATTGACAAAGAAGTTGGAACAGTAACACTTGAAATCCTGCAAGATTGGGGCGTTGCAAGTGGCTTCTGTGACACATTGTGGACAGATGCAGATACAAATCCAACCACAACACAAGCAATGACATTAGCAATCAATGGCAAAACAATGTCATTAACTGTACTTCCAAAAAGACCAGATTTTGGTGGAACTGCACCGGATGCATTAACTGTTACAGTATCAATGCCAATCCGATCAGTATCAATAGCGTAACTATCGAACAGGGGTCACCTAATGTTTAAGATACAAATAGAATGGAAACTTGCAAATGGAAAGTCCTACGAAGAATGGACTATTCCATGGGAAATTGCTCAGGCTGAAAAAGAAACTGGCACAACTTTTTTGGAATTGTTCAAACGAGAATTGCCACCAAGTCTGGAACAACAATTCTGGCTCGCCTATCAAATGCAAAAACGACTCAGTGATAAACCAGTTGGTCGCTTTGAAGATTGGCGATCACAAGTTGTTCACATCAATTCAAAGGATTTTGCAACAACAAATTTTACACAGCCGGAAGCATAGAACGCACATTGATAGAACTGGCAATTATTTCGCGCCAGCCATTGTCAGAGTTCAAAACGCTTTCGGCCGAGCAGGTATCAACAATTGCAGATGTGGTGAATAAATATCATGGCAACTAAACCATTTCAAATTAAAATTGAAGATAAAGACATTTTGGCTATTCTTAAAACATTTAGCAAGATGGATGACATTGCAAAAACAGATATGAAAAAAGCAGCCAACGACATTGCAACAGTTGCAGCATCTGCTATTGGTTCAGCCTTACAAGCAACACCACAAGGCCAAGCAATTGCCAAAACAATAAGAGTTTCAAAGACAAGCAAATCACCACTTATCACCATTGGTGGTGGAACTGCAAAACTTAAATCTGGAACACCGGTAGGTGAGATTCTTATTGGTACAGAGTTTGGTGCTTACAACAACATTAGACGCGAACGCAAATCTGGATCATATATTGGGCTTAGACAATTTGACAAAAGGTCACCACGCGAGGGCAGAGGTAACGCAGGTTACTTTATATTTCCAACACTTAAAGCACTTCAACCTTACATTACACAACAATGGGTTGAGCAAGTTGATAGAATAAGACGCGAGTGGAAAAGTAGGGTTGCATAATGGCTGACATTAGATCACTGAAGTTAGAGTTGCTTGCTGACACAGCGCAATTTTCTACTGGGTTGAATAAAGCAGCAACAGACACACAATCTTTTACAGGTAAAGTTGATAAGATTGTTGCAACAGCAGCCAAAGCATTTTTAGGATTAGCAACAGCAGTAGGAACAGCAGCATTTGCAATTGGTGTAAGTGCCGTCAAAGCAGCCATTGAAGATGAAAAAGCCCAGGTTAGCCTGGCTCAAACTTTACGCAATACAACTAAAGCAACAGATCAACAAATTGCTGCCACTGAAGATTATATTGATGCTACTGCTAGAGCAACCGGAATTGCTGATGATCAACTTAGACCAAGCCTTGACAGATTAGTTAGATCAACACAAGATGTCACTAAAGCACAAAAACTTCAACAACTAGCATTAGATATTGCAGCAGGTACAGGTAAAGACTTAGCAGCAGTAACAGAAGCACTTGGAAAAGCCTATGACGGCAACCTAGGTGCATTAAAGCGTATTGGTGTACCACTTGACGAAAACATTGTCAAAACTAAAGACTTTGATGCAGCAGTCATTGCATTGTCAAATACATTTGCTGGTCAAGCAGCAGCAGCAGCCGAAACATTTGCAGGAAGAATGCAAAGAGTTCAAATTGCAGTTGATGAAGCCAAAGAACAAATTGGATTTGCTTTACTACCATTTATGGAAAAACTTGCAAAGTTCACAACAGATAATCTTGTGCCTGCACTTGAGGGCTTAGTTAATGGATTGACTAGAAGTGGCAAACAAGGATTGACTAAAGCCTTTTATGATGCTGGCACTGGTGCAGTTACATTTGGTTATGACATGCAATCCACTGAGGGTTCAGCATATTTACTTGGAGAGCAATTAAGAGATTTAGGTGATGCAATAGGCAAATTGTTACAAATTGATCCTACAACTGGTGAGAGTTCACTAATTAAGTTAATTGATTCATTTACAACATTGATTGGAAAGATTGAATCAGCAGTTGCAGCATACGAAAGATTCAAAGAATCATTTATCGGTGGTGCAATTTTAGACATTTCAACTGCACCAGTCAGAGCAGCAGGCCAATTAGCACAAGGTGATGTTCGAGGTGCAGTCACTGTTGTGAATAATTTTGGTGCAACTAATTCAAAAGCCCAAGCAAACACAGTAGTCAAGTCAATCAATAACGCTGCAAAGGCTGGCACAGTCAATAAGTTTGTCAAGCCAATGATTCCAGGTAGATAATCGTGCCTTGGTCACCAAACGCCACAGTTAAGATTAACGGCACAGCCGTAACGAATTACACACTTGAGGGTGTGCAAATCAGCATGGGTCGAGACAATGTGCAACAACAGTCATCAGCAGGTTTTGCAACAATTGATTTTTTAGATTTGCCTTACACTGATGTTGAAATCTTTGACACAATCACAGTTACCCTGGACAATTACACAGGTGTTGATACAACAATCTTTACAGGGTTAGTCACAGATGTTTCAGTTTCAGTGCTTGATGCTGGAACAACAAACACATTTATTACACAGATCAGTGCATCTGGTGCGCTTTCAGAACTTGCAGCCAAAGAAGCAAACATTGTTGGCTATGCTGAACAAAAAGATGGTGATCGTATTGTCTCAGTTGTCACTGACACTTTTGGACTTAAATGGAATGAATTACCTGCAACACAAATTTGGACTGATTACACAACTGAGACTTGGAGTTCATTATTAGGTGTTGATGTATCTGCAATTGACACACCTGGAACATATGATCTGTTCAGTTCCGTTGCAGCACCAGAACCCTTAAATGCTTTGAACTATGTTCAAATTGTTGCCGATTCTGGCAGTGGCTTTATTTATGAAACTACTTCCGGTGGTATCGGTTATCAGGATCAAGATGCACGCGCAGACTATGTGTCGGCAAATGGATTTGTGAACATATCTAAAAACTTTATTTTGGCAGATGGTATCAATGTGACTACATCTCGAAATGACATCATCAATGATGTAAGAGTTATTTATGGTGCTGCACAAGATGTAATGCAAGTTGAGGAATTGGATTCTATTAGTCAGTACGGCAGAGTTACACAGTCAATTGAAACATTCTTAAAGAACTCCGGTGATGCTGATACTTTGGCTGATCGTTTAGTACTTTTGAACGCTTATCCGTCACCAGTAATTCAAGGCATTCAAATACAAATTGATGCACCAACAATGACATCATCATTGCTTAATTCTTTGGTCGGTGTATTCTTTGGCATGCCTGTGTCCGTTACAGATTTCCCTGCACTTTTGTACCCTAACCAATTCTTTGGTTATGTTGAAGGATGGCAATGGGACATAGACAGATTTACTGCTAGACTTACATTGAATGTTTCAGACTTCACATTCTCTGCAATACCTGTGGCGTGGCAAGATGTATTTGCCGGTGAAATCTGGAGTACAATAGACCCATCACTACAATGGCAAGATGCCTTATTAGGAGTCAATTAACACATGGCCACAACTACACCAAACTATGGCTGGACAGTTCCAACTTCAACTGATCTTGTCAAAGATGGCGCAACAGCAATCGAGACTTTAGGTGATGCAATTGATGCATCCATGAATACAGCCCTGGGTACTAAAAAGGCTGGAATGGTTTTACTGAATACAACTAGTTTTAGTGCAGTAAGTTCAATTTCATTTCCAGCAAATGTTTTTAGTGCAACCTACAAAAATTATAGATTAATTGCAAATGTGATTCAAACTTCTTCTGGTGTATTAAGTATTAGGTGGCGAACTGCTGGTTCAGATAATAGTGCTGCAACTTATTATGATTTTTTTGCAAAATCAGCAACTAACTCTGCAAGTTTTGCTTCTAATTTTAATAATGGTGGTATAAGTTCTATTTTTAGCGATAGCACTTCTGGAACAGATAGTTTAAAAACATTTAATTTTGATATATTTAGCCCTTTTGAATCACAACGAACTTATTATTCTGGAAATGTTGTCACTTCTGCAAATTCACAAGCGCAACCTTATTATGGTGGTTTTGCTTTTGGTGGATTTAACAACACAACATCATTTGATTCAATGACTCTATTCCCACCTTCAGGGACAATAACTGGCTCAATGTCTATTTATGGTTACAACAGTTAGGAAATGATTATGGCTACTGAAAAAATTATTGTTCAAGTTGGGGAAGAAATAACAGAATTAAAAGGTGCTGATAAAGAAGCGTTTATTGCTGACAGAGAAGCAACCAATGTCCAAATTGAACTACGAGAAGCCGAGTATAAAGCCAAGCGTGATGCAAGAGAATCTGCAATTACAAAACTTGGTGAAATAGCAGGACTCACAAAAGAAGAATTAGATGCAATCCTTTAACCACAAACAATTTTCTTTAGCTGCAATTGCTTTCCTAGCAGCTTGGCAAGCAACAGACTTTGCCCTTGATTACAGAGCTGTATTAGGTGCTGTTGTAGCTGCTTCTATGGGAGCTATGAACCCTAATGCCAAAACCAAGATTAAGTAAAG